CTCATTCAAGGCCTCTTTTATGGCCCAGACGGAAACGTCATGAAAATCCAGACTGTCGCTCTTGAGGGTTTCCAGAGTTTCAATTTGGAAATGGCGTTGAGCGATTTCTGTTAGGGCGTGATCTGTATTTTTGTCCATGGTTGGTTTCTGCCTAAAATCGTTCTGTAAATGCGTAAAAACGGATGATCTTACCGTCGCGCAGGTTGATTTTTGCGATGGCCGCATCCAGGTCAATTCGGCTGGTGTCGATCATGTCAATGGCTTGTTGTTCCGATCTCCCTGTGTGGTAGCTGATGTAATAAGCGACCATTTCAACCAGCTCGTTCGGGCTTGATGCCCGGTTCCATGGGCGGGGAAATTCGGTGCTGCCGTCGTTCGTCATGATGGCGATGGTGGTCATGTTTTTTTCTTTCGTTTCAAGCGTTTGGCTGAATTCAGTAACGCTCCTAATCGAAAGGCTATCAAGTCTAATAGATTGTAATTCAACACTTTTTGGCGGCCATGTCGGACAACACTCAGCCCATATCCGTGATCACGAGCTTGCTCGATCTTTCCGAGCGCCGGGTGCAACAACTCTCTCGCGCGGGCGTTATTCCAAAAGCAGCACGGGGACGATATGAGCTCATTGGATCTGTGCGCGGCTATATCCGGCATTTGCGCGATCTCAATCTCAAAGGTGAGACGGGAACCGTTGATTATGGTGCGGAGCGCGCCCGACTTATTAAAGCCAAGGCCGATCTGGCCGAGATGGAAGCCTCACAAATGCGGGGCGATTTACTTCCCGCACCTGACGTGGCGGCGGCCTGGACGGAGATCGTGGCGCTGATGCGGGCGCGGCTGCTGGTGCTGCCCGACAAAATCGCACCGGTGGTTTATGAAACGACAAGCCTCAACCAAGCAAGGGACGTCATCAAAAAGGCGGTCTACGATATCCTCAAGGAAATCGCGGCCACAGATGTCGAAATCCTGCCTCACTCTGATGGGGACGCCAGCGTTGTTGAAGGCGGTGAAGAGTGCTTGCAAAGTGGCAGCGCCGCCGCCGGACCTGACGATCAGCCAGTGGGCCGACAAGAACCGTAGGCTCAGCTCGGAGGCGAGCGCGGAACCCGGACAATGGGTGACTGATCGAGCCGAATACCAGCGCGGCATTATGGAAGCTATTTCTGAGCCCATGGTGGAAACCGTGGTGGTCAAGACCTCGGCTCAGGTTGGTAAAACCGAATGCATATTGAATGCGGTTGGTTATTACGTCGACCAGGACCCATCGCCGATCATGGTGGTGATGCCGACAGAGCGCGATGCGGAAACATGGTCGAAGGACCGCTTCGCTCCGATGGCACGCGATACGCCATGTCTGCGGGGTAAACTATCAGATCCAAAATCGCGTGATGGATCGAACAAGATTCTGCATAAGAAATTCGCAGGTGGTCATCTGACCATCGTCGGAGCCAATGCACCTTCGGGTTTGGCCATGCGTCCGATCCGAATATTGCTTTGTGATGAAGTTGATCGCTATCCGGCCAGTGCTGGCGCTGAGGGTGATCCCGTTAATCTGGCTAAAAAACGGACGGTTACGTTTTGGAACAAGAAAATCGTACTTGTCTCCACCCCCACCATTAAGGGGGTGAGCCGGATTGATGCGGCCTGGGAAGAAAGCGACAAGCGTCGGTACTGGGTGCCATGTCCCGATTGCGGTGAGCATCAGGTTTTGCATTGGGAACAAGTCCACTGGGACAAAGATGCTTCCGGCAAACATCTGCCATGCACATGGACCAAAGCGCAAAGGATGCCAAGCAGGGTTATGTCTACACGCCCGTTTTTGCAGGTGATCGCAAGATCGATGGAAGCGAGCATTTCCCACTGACCCCAGAGGCAAAATCCTCGCTCCAGTCAGAGGTGGATAGGCTCTATGGCTTGTTCGTCTCAACGGTGGCCCGCAATCGAAACATTGATGCAAATGCCGTCCGCGCCACTGAAGCGGGTTGGCTTAATCCGGAAGAGGCAGTTGCCGCTGGCTTTGCCGATGGCATCGCGACCTTTGCTGAAACGTTATCCCAATTAGAACGGCGGGCGGCCTCGTCGATAGCAACAACAGGTGTGCGGGCCGCTGCGCATCATGTCTCAGCCATAAGGAAAAGACAGATGGATGATCACCAAGACACGGCACTTGACGCCACCCATGAAAGCTCTGGCGTAAAGGGGCATGCGCAATCGCCTGACGTAACGTCGATTGATATTGATGCTTTGAAGGCGGAAGGCCAAATGACAGAGCGCAATCGCATTGCAGCCATTTTGAATGCAACAGAGGCAGATGGCCGCACTGATCTGGCGCGGTCTCTTGCGCTGGAAACCGACCTGGATGCGGCGAGCGCCATCAAGGTTCTGTCCTCGGCACCGGAGCAACCGAAAACGGGCGGTCTGCTAAATGCTGCCATGGCGAACGTCGCCAATCCGGTTGTTGGAGCCGATGCCCCGGAAGATGAGGAAGATACCGCTGTCGAGGCCATGACGGCTCGCGCGCTTTCGACCCTCGGCCATAACCTCAAGAAAGGAGCCTGATCATGGCGCTACGTGATCCCAATTTTGGCAATGTGGATGCCTTCACTCAACAAGACCTCATTGCCGGTGACTTCCCTCGTCACACCGATACCGTGGTTATCGCCGCCGGTGAAACTCTGGCCATGGGTGCTGTGCTGGGTGAGGTGACTGCCGACAGTACCTTCAAGCTTTCGCTTGCTGCGGCCAACGACGGCTCCGAGAAGCCCATCGCCATTTTGCAAAACGACGTGGATGCCAGTGCTGGAGCCATCAAGGCTGCTGTCTGGTTCACCGGATGCTTTAACGAAGACGCCCTTGTCTTCGGCACTGGCCATGACAAGTCCACCGCCAAACCGGGGCTCAGGTCCCAGAGCATTTTCCTTAAACCTGTTGTGGGAGCCTAAACCATGCCGATCAATGCTTATGATACCGGTCGATTGGAACGCGTCATCGAAGGAATTGTCGCTTCCAACGCAGAACCGGTCCAGTTTCTAGCCCGAACCTTTTTCTCGACGGTTTCCCGGTCCGACACGGAGGAAATTTTCTTCGATGTGGTCGATGGCAAACCGCGCATTACACCTTTTGTCTCTCCCCTGGTGGAAGGCAAGGTGGTGGCGAACCGTGGTTATGAGACCAAGAGTTTCAAGCCTGCCTATCTCAAGGAGAAGCGGGTGGTCCGGCCCCAACAAGGTCTTAAACGCCGTCCCGGTGAGCCCTTTATGGGGACCATGTCACCTGAAGGCCGCATTCAAGCCGCTGTCGCTGACAATCTGGCCGATATGCTCAAAATGCTGAACCGTCGCTTTGAAGTAATGGCGACGGAAGTGCTGTTGACCGGCAAACAGGTGGTTTCTGGTGAAGGTTATGCCACCCAGGTGGTGGATTTTCAACGTGACCCTGCCCATACGGTGGCACTGACAGGTGCATCTCGTTGGGGGCAGGCCGGTGTCAGCCCTCTGGCGGATTTGCGGTCTTGGGCAATTACGGTGCGGGGAAACTCAGGCTTAAGCCCGCGTACGGTCATTATGGAAGACAGTGCTTTCGAGGAATTTATCAAAGACCCGGAAGTCAAAGCTCTGTTTGATGTTCGGCGTGGCACTTCTATCAGCCTGTCGCTTGATCCCATTGTCGCAGATGAAAAATCGGTATTTCGCGGTAACATCGGTAGCTTCGATATCTGGACCTACAACGATGTCTATGTGGATGACGACGGCGTCGATCAAACGCTGCTTCCAACCGGCACGGTATTGCTGGTCGCGCGCACAGGGTTGGAGGGTGTTCGTCACCATGGGGCCATTCTTGATGAAGCGGCGGGTATTCGCCCGCTGGAATACTTCGTCAAATCCTGGTCGGAAAACGATCCGCCGGTGCGCTACATGCTTCTGCAGTCATCGGCTCTGGTGGTCCCTTACCGGGCCAATGCCAGTTTCTGTGCAACCGTATTGTAAGGGGGATACCCATGAAACTTAAAGCCAATGTCATGGTCGTCGCCGGTAAGAAAACTTATTCTCCGGGCGACACGTTCGATATCAACGAGGACGAGGGCCGCAAGCTTGTTGAACGCAAGCTGGCGACCCTTGTTGAAGATCAGCCTGAGAAAAAAGGCGGTAAGGCCAAAGTTGTGGCTGATGCGCCGAACGAAGAGGGATGACTTTTACCCCTTTGGCTCAGGAAGCGCTCGACATCACGTTTGATGAATTTGGTATCGATGCACTTTATTCCCCTCAGGGGGGAGACGTTTTAGCCATCCGTGTGATTGCCACACAGCCAGACGACATCGTCGGGTTTGGTGACACCCGGGTTTACACGGAAACTTCGATGTTTGAAGTTCGTGTTTCAGAACTGCCGCAACCACGGCCTGATGATCTACTCACCATTGATGGTGATGATTACGTTATTCAGGGCGAACCAGAACGCCGAGATCCTCATCGGCTGGTCTGGACTCTAGATACGAGACCAGCATGACCCGAAGGGCAACGTCAGTAAAACTTGGTGCTGCCATTGTTGGTTCTCTCATGGCTGATATGCAGGCCGAGGCAAAGCGCATTGAGCGCGGTGTTGCGGTTGGCATAAAGCAAGCCGGTGATGGGCTCAAAAGTGATCTGCGCAAACAGGTTATAACGGCTGGGTTAGGGCCAAGATTAGCGAGAACATGGCGAAGCCGCGCATATCCCAACAAGGGACATGATGCGGCGACACTTGTTTGGTCCAAGGCTCCAGAAATCATCAGGGCGTTTGATGAAGGAGCTGTCATCAGGAGTAAGTCTGGCCTTTGGTTGGCGATCCCAACACCGGCGGCTCCAAAGCGTGGCGTTGGCGGTCAACGGATCAATCCGGGGAACTTCCCTGAACATCGGTTTGGACCGCTGCGGTTTGTTTATCGTCGGGGCCGTCCGTCGCTTCTTGTGGTTGATGGGGTTCGTATCAATAAATCTGGGCAGGTTGGTCGTCGTGCCAAGGGTGGCGTATTCACCAAGACGGGACGCATGAAGCAGGGCATCACCACCGTGGTCATGTTCATCATGGTGCCGCAGGTGCGGCTCAAGAAACGGCTGGATGTGATGCGGGAAGCCAAGCGTTGGGAACGGCAACTGCCGAGGCTGATTGAGCAGCAAATGAAGCGGTCAGATGGACTTTAGCGGTAAAAACAGACGATTTGTGGCTGTGCTTAATTTAGTGAAGCCGAAACCTTGGTAAAATGCTTCTGCGTCTGCGTTCAAGGCGTCGACAACCATGGCGTAAACAGCGATCTCATCACTAAGGGCAAGTGTTCGTTTTATGGCGTCGGCTAAGAGGACCTTTCCAAAGCCTGCGCCCTGAGATTTTGTGCTGACCGCTAGTCGACCGATCAACGCAGCCGGGACGGGGTGCTTGGGTAGTTTTTTGGCAATGTCACTTGGTAGAGAAGAAAGATCAATCGAAAGGGCGCTTAGTGTGTAATAGCCGAGAACCGTTTGATCGTCTGCTACGGAGCGAAGGACAAAAATTCTGGCAATGCGTCTCTTGGTATCTTGAGAAGCCTGTCGATGGAGATAGGTGTCGAGCTCATCGGTGCCACAAGAAAAAGCCGCTCGGTTATGTTTTTTCCCAAGCGGCTCAATGACCAAGTCTGGCTTATCCGTCATTTAGAAACAACGCGCTGATCATGCTCATTAAGAGCCGCGAACAGTTTGGTGTTGAATTTTACCGGTTTAGATAACGCATTAAAGAAAGTCTCAGCATCTTGCTTGCTGAGGGTCATGGTTTCATGCTCATGGATTGTCTGTTCTGCAGACGCCAGTGCGCTTGCGAGAATAAATTTACTAACCGTTTTACCCTCAAATGAGGCCGCGCGCTCAATGGTCTGTTTGGCATCATCATTGAGACGCAGGTTAACGCGTTGGGTTTTTGAAATCGCTGTTGCCGTCATGGCTTTGATCCTTTTCTTGCTAATCTTATTTGTACGTCAAAATGGTGCCTTTTTCAAGGAAATTGTGAATGAGCAGAACAGAACTGATTCTTGAGGCTATCAAAACTCTGCTCATAACCGTGCCGAACGCCAAGATCGAGCGCAACACTGCCGTACCAGAGAAAATCCCAACTGGCGGCTTGATCGTGCTGCGCGATGGCGATCCGGGTGAACCCGAGACCGCGCTTGGCGGCTTTGGTGGTGCTTATTACAGCCACGGCATCGAAATCGAACTCTACATTGAAGATGGCAATGCCACGGCCCGAGACACTGCCTTTGACGGCTTAGTACAGGCAATCGGCACCGCTCTGGAGGCTGACCCCATCCTCGGTGGTCTTGCTTTTGGCATGACCTATGGCCGACCGGAAACCAACACGGAAACGGTGGCAGGAGCCCCGGCCATTAAGTCCGGTGTGATGGCCGTAACCGTTGAATACGAAACAACCAGCCCACTGGGTTAATTCCTTGGGCTGAGCACAACCCAACAACAGGAGACGTTTTATGTCGCGAGCCTATGGTTCGAGCGCAACACTGCTGCTCAAACGAGAAACCACCTACGGCACATCGCCGTCTGGCGATTACATCCGGATGCCGTTTAACAGCGTCTCGCTGGGTTCCGAGCAGGGCCTGATTGATGACCCGGTGCTGGGGCAGGGGCGCGATCCGCTGGCTCCTTTGCAGGATGTCATTAATGATGAAGGCGACATCACGGTTCCTATGGATCCGCGCTATCTGGGCATCTGGCTCACCGGCTTGTTCGGCGATCCTGTCAGCACCGACAATCTGGACGGTACCTTCGATCATGTGTTTGTCTCTGGCATCGATACCCTGCCCAGTTATTCCCTTGAGGTCGGCATGGCCCAAGTGCCCGCTTTCTTTATGCACGGGGGTGTCGTTCTCAATTCCATTGCATTGGATTTTCAGCGCTCTGGTGCTGCGGCGGCAACCATCAACGCGGTGGCCCAAGGAGAAATCCGTAACGCAACATCTCAGGGCGGAACGCCAACTACCTTCGCTTTTAACCGCATCAGCCAGTTCCAGGGATCTATCACCAAGGCTGGACAGCCGGTTGGCAATCTCACCTCTGGCTCGCTGACCTATTCCAACAATCTGGAAAAGATCGAAACCATTCGTTCCGACGGATTGATCGACGGGGCGGATCCAACGGTGGCCGCTTTGACGGGGCGCCTTGATGTGCGGTTCGCCGACACCACCTTGATTGACGCCGCCTCCAGCGGCACGCCGGTGGATCTGGAGTTTGGCTATACCGTTGGCGCATCCAGGGTCTCGTTCACCGCCCATGAAGTTTACCTGCCAAAGCCCAAGCTGGCCGTTGAAGGCCCGGGCGGCATTCAGGCGAGCTTTGATTTTCAAGGGGCCAAGAATGACGCAGCGGGTCGCATGCTGACCGTAACACTGGTCAATGATCTGGATGGAGCCGAATACCTATGATCTCTCTAAAACAACCCAACGAACCGTTTGATATTGAGCTTCCCTACGGCATTACCGTGACCGTCAAACCCTTGTCCACGACCGCCATGGCGGCGGCTCAGGCGGGTGCCCGGCGTCGCGTTGAGGCTGTCGAAGCCCAGCTCCGTGATCGCAAGGAATCAGGTCTGCCGCTGGACGGTCTCCCTGATTTAAGCCTAGATGAGGAGCGGGACGGATTTCTGCAATGTCAGGTCGTCTATGAATTGGCAGCGCGTCAAATCACCGCCTGGATTGGCATCGAAGATAATCCGCCGGTCACCCGCGACAATATCATCGCGGTGATGGACCTGTATCCCGTGGGTGAGCAGTTTCTGCAAAAGCTGACCTTGCAGCAGATGTTGCTCAACGCCGCAAAAAACGCATCAGGGCTCTCAGCCTTTGGCACTTCAAGCCAGGTGGAGGGCCCGGATACTGCGAAGGCTGCGAACAACACTGCGGCGAAAACTGCCCCGAGCGCAAAAACGCCCTGATCACAATCGAAGAACACCAGGCCTGGGACGTGCTGAACGCTTGCCTCGGGCAATTGCGATTTGCGCCGTCCGGTCATGTGGCGGGCATTGATATGAATGCGGCTCTCAAGATTGCCGAGGTGCGGGGTTTTGATACAGGCATCGTATCTGAGCTTTTAAGCGCGGCAGAGAATGGTCTGATTGAAGCGATGAACCAGAAAGAATTGGACTGATGGCTCAAGCCAAACATACCTATGCGATCCGCCTGAGCGTTGACGGTGGCGGCAAGGTCAAGGCCGAGCTCATGGATGTGGGCCGTGCTGGCGACACGTCTCTCAAGAAAATTGAGACCGCCGGGAGCAAGGCATCCCTTGGGCTCACCAAGTTATCTGATCGCGCTCAATCCTTGGGCCGCAACATGAAGCTTCTCTACGGTGCAATTGCCGCAGGTGGGGCCATTCGTGGCTTGCAAGAGATGGTCAAACTCTACGCCGACTTTGAAGCTGGTCTGATTGGTGTTGGCAAAACAGCAAACCTCTCCAAGGCTGATCTGGCCGCCCTTGGCCAAGACATTGATGCGCTTTCAAAGCGTATCCCGGTGGCGACAGACGAACTGTTGGCCATTGCCCAAAGTGCGGGTCAGTTGGGGGTGAAGGGCGCGGATAATATCCTTAAATTCACCGAGACGGTTGCCAAACTCGGTACGGCAACGGATTTGTCGGGCAATGACGCGGCTATGGCTCTGGCGCGCATTCTCAATGTTACCGGCGAGGCCATGGGCACCGTGGATGTGTTGGGATCGGTGATCGTGGCCCTTGGCAACAATTTTGCCGCCACGGAAAGCCAGATTACAGAAATGACCACAGAGATTGCCCGGGCCACCGCCGTGTTTGGTGTGAGCTCTGCCGATGCCTCGGCCTTGGCGGCGGCGCTGGCGTCTGTCGGTGTCCAGTCGGAAGTGGCGGGCATCGTCCAAAATGTGGTCGATGATCCCTGTAAAAGGGTCCAGCTTCGGGCGCTTCGGCGGGCCGCTACGCTGATAGCCCGGTGGTTCCGCGTGAGCCAGAAT